AGAAGAAGAGATGGCACCGTATATACGGCTACAGACCTTCCTATCAGGTATGTCTGGTATCCCAACAGGTCAGACCGTATCGACTGAGTACACATCAGATCCAACCTTGCAGTCTCTTGGTGCTGCACTAGCTGGCGGTGCTGTGTTGGGGTCGGATGGCAGTCTGAACATCCCTGCTGCTGTTGCGTCTGGTCTGCTGACGTATCTTGGCATTAAGAAGTAGGTGACATCATGGCCGTATCAGCGTCACAACTGCAAGAACTGCTAAAAGAAGCGTTTCCGTCTGACCCAGCGCAAATGCAGGTGACGGACATCATGGTTCCGTCAGGTCGAATTAGATATGTCGACGAAATCATTGGTCAAGGTGAAAGTGGGCCTATGTATGGTTCTCGTCCAGAACCTGAGATGGTTTTGGGTGGATACTACAGCCCTGCTCTAGGTCGGCAACTTACTGCCGCAGAGACGCAACACTTAATACCAATCCAATCCTATGTAGACGGCTATGGACAGGTAACGACAGGGCTTGTTTATCCTGGTGAAAAAGCAATCAAACTTTTCAATGAGCTTGGGTACACAGGCTCGCAGATGTCTGGACAGGCTACACCAGGTGGGTTTGAGGTATACCCACTTCCGGGGACTATCCCTACAGACCAAGGTGATCGTACAAATATCGCTATTAGTTATGGTGCAAGCGGTGCGCCTGAAGCTCGTGCATATCAATCGTCTACGCTTACAGGGAGTGCGAGTTTAGACAAGATTGTTGACCAACTCGCTAAAACAGCAAACGCAGCGCTTTTAACATACGTAGGTGGTTTAGCGCTTGGCCCTGCTGGTGCTGGGTTATTGGCAAACCCTGCTCTAGCTGGTGCCGCAGCTGGAGTAGGTCAAGCTGCTATAAAAGGTGGTGATACTAGAGATCTTTTAATAAGCGGGTTAGGTGGTGCGTTGATGGCACCTGGCGCTGATGCTGCCGCAGTTGCTGCAAGCGATCTTGCTGCGATAGAGGCGTCTATGGGGACGCCTAGCCTCTTAGGGTCGTCTAACATCCTAGATTCTATCAATCAGGCTGGAATCTACACGCCTGGGGTAGAACCTAGCCTTTCAATGACTCCACCTCCTGTTATCAGCGAGCCTGTATTGGTTCCTGGTGATACTGCTCTAACAGGAACTCTTGCCCAGCCTCCGCTTACTGTTGAGAACATTGCCGGTCAGTTGACGCCAGAAGCACAGGCGCTCATGTTAAGCCCTACGCTACCTGTTACGCCTCTAGTTGTTGAAACTCCTGCTGGCGTGTTATCGCCTGACACAGCAAACATTATTAACACGACCGCTGTTGAAGGGTCGATGACTCCTGTTACCACTGGCGATCCGACAAAAGCGGCGCTGTATAGCAATGAAGGATATGGGCCTCTTTCAGACCTAACGGTAACTGGAGCGCCTATTACATCGTCTCCAATCACATCACTTGGCCCTGCTGCTACACTTAAAGACGTTACTGACTATCTGACTGGTGGGGCATTTGCTGGAAATGTAACTGATGCGCTAAAAGAAGCATTCAAAGCTGCAACAGGTAGCGGTCAACAGCAAGGTAGCGGTTCTAATTTTCTTGGGCCTATCATCGGCGGTCTGTTGTCACGATCTCCAACAGCAGCGCCTTCCGCATCTGTTACGCCTGGTAGACCCGTAGACATTACCAGCCCCATTCAGTCATTACTCGCACCTAAACTCGTTCAACAGCGCCCAGTAACGCTGCTGTGAGGTGAATCATGGATATTGCATCTCTGTTGTTTCCGCAAGCACCCTCTTACGCATCTGGTCTGTTGGGTGAGGAAGAGGCTAAACGTCTACAGGGTCAGGCTAGGCAAGCAGGTCTGTTGAACCTCGGCCTAGGTCTGTTGGCTGCTGGTGGGCCTGCTGCTGTACGTCCTGGTTTGGGACAAGGGTTGATACAAGGTTTGTCTGCTGGTCAGCAGGCATATCAAAACGTATATAGCCAACGTCTGCAAGAGATGGAACTTGCGCGGAAGATTGCAGAGCAGCGTCAACAGCAGCAAATGCAGCAGATGATGCAGCAACTTGCTCCGAGAGCGTTGGCAGGCGATCAAGAGGCTATGAGTCAGCTTGCTCAGTTCTTGCCGCCGGAACAGTTGTCAAAATTCACAACCGCAGCTAAAACAGCTCAGGAAATGCGTACTCCTGCTAAGCCAGATTATCGAGAAATTGGCGGGAAACTTGTTAAAGTTGACCCAATAACCGACAAGACATCAGTTGTTTTTGAGCCTGGGCAAACGCCAAAACTATCTGATCTTGGCTCATTGTATGCCGCTGTTAACTTCCCAGGCACGCCAGTTGACCAACTTAAGCCAAATCAACTTGCTGATATCTTAAAGTTCCAGCAAACGCCTTCACCAAAAGATTTGGCGGACATGCTAATTAAAGCAGAAACGCTGAAAGCAGAAACTGGCATTGATCTTACTGGAACAATTCGAGCACTTTCTGGGCCGACATTCCCGGTTCTTGGTACTGGTATGCCTGCTGCTCCACAGCCAACTGCTACACCTTCTGTAGCTCAACCGCCAGCTCAGCCTACTGCGGCACCTACTGGAGTAGAACCTACTGCCGGTATGGTTCCTTCTATTCAAAACGAAGCCATACCGCTTAAGTTTAAAAATGAGCTACAGGTTGCACAACCTAAAGTGGTAACAGCAACAAGATCGGCTATTAAAGACTTGCGTGATTTGCGTGATGCTGTAGAACAGGTCAGAAACCATCCTGGTCTTAAAACTGCAACCGGGTTTGGCGGGCAAGCTTTGTCTGCTATTCCTGGTACAAAAGCGGCTGATGCGGCAGCTTTGCTCGACAATCTTAAGAACCGAAACTTTATTGCTGGCATTCTGAACTTGCGTCAACAATCGCCCACGGGGTCTAGTGTTGGCTCATTAACGGAACGTGAAGGCGCAAGGTTTGAGAACCTAAAAGCTGCATTGTCGCAGGCACAAACCGTTGACCAACTTCGTGAGCAACTAGACATCCTCAGCAATGCAACTGTAGAAGCAATGCAGGGGTTGTATGATGCATATCAGTTGGATTACCCTCGAAATAGGACTCTTGAAGAAGATGTTCGCAAGTCGGTGATTAAGCGCCAAACAGCGCCAGCACAGACTCTTGATGATATTTTCAAACGGCGGTAACGATCATGGCTAAAAGCATTGCTGACCGGATCAATCAGGCTCGTGCTCAAGGCTACAAAGATGACGAAATTGTTAGCTACCTGATTAAAGAAGGCATCCAAGCAGACCCGTTAACGGAAGCCATGAAGGCCGGGTATTCGTCTACTGAGTCATTGGACTATTTAACTCGTGGCAGGCCCATTGAAGAACGGGTTATGCGAATTCCTGGTTTGGTTGCTAGGGGTGCATTGCCTGTTGCAACTGGTGCTGCAATTGGTGCTCCATTTGGCCCGGTTGGAATGGCTGCTGGTGCTCTCGCTGTGCCAGCCGCTGAAGCTGCAACTCAGTTGTACAACGTCGCAGCGCCAGAATCAATGCGCATCCCAACGCCTATGCAGGCAATTGGTAGAGTTGGGACGATGATGGGTTTGCCTCAACCAGAAACCCTACCAGAGCAAATGATGACCGCTGCTGGCGGTGGTGCTGCTGGCGCTATGGGCACGCTCCCAGGAATGGCAAGGCTTGCACAAACCGCTGTAACACCTACCGGCAGGGCTATGGCTGGTCAAATGGCTGCTGCGCCTGGTCAACAGATCTTAGCCGGAGCTGCTGCTCCTCCGGTTGGTGAAGCTGTCGCAGATGTTGCAGATAGCCAAACTGCCGGGATGTTGGCGTCACTTGTTGCTGGCGGTGCTATGGGCGCCCGTAGAGGCGAGCGCGAGATTGTGCCGACTGCTGAGGCGATGAAACAAGCCGCAAGCGCAGCATACGAACGAGCGAACCTTTCTGGTGTGATTATTAGCCCGCAGAGTTTGCAAAAGACGTCTAAAGAGCTATTTAAGACTGTTGATGATCTAGGTTATCTGCCTGTTGCACAACCTAAGATTGCTGCATTTTTAGATGAATTTAATGCTCAGGCTCAACAACCGCTGTCGCTAGATCGTGTTGAGAGATTGCGTCGCATTGCTAGTAACGCAGCAGCATCAACAGACCCGTCTGAGTCAAAGATGGGTGTTGCTTTAAAGTCAAAACTTGATGACTTCGTAAGTGGTATAAAAGACGAAGATTTAGTTGTATCTGCGCCCAACTTGCAGGCTTTGTTGAGACAGCTTTCTGGTGAGGCTGTTGAGCCGCAAACATCAGTACAGTATTTAAAAGAAGCACGCAATCTGTATAGCAAAGGCGCAAAAGCTCAAGAAATCGATGAGTTGATGGAAAGGGCTGCTAACAGCGCAACAAACTACAGCCAATCAGGTATTGAGAACGCTATACGAATCCAGTTTAGACAACTGGCAAAGAACAAGACTCGGATGCGAAAATTTAACGAAGAAGAGCAGGTGTTAATTAAAGACATTGTTCGTGGCGGCTCTATCGAGAACGTACTGCGTTATTTTGGCAAGTTGGCTCCTACTGGCGTAGTCTCTGGTGGCGTGTCATCTGGTGCTGGATATGCTGTTGGCGGGCCTGTTGGTGCTGTTGCTGCGCCTGCGGTTGGTTCTGTTGCACGAGAGCTTGCAGGGGCAAGAACTCAAGCTAAAGTCGACGAGTTAATTTCTCAGATTCTAATGGGGCGTCCTGTTCAACGTGGCCCAGCTACGTACTTCAGTGCGCCAGGCGCAATGCGTGGGTTGCTTACCCCTCCCGTTGAGGTTGAATAATCATGTCAAAGACCAAAATCAGTGAATTTTCCACTACCCCAGGCAACAATACCGACATCAACGGTATCAATATTGCAGAGGGTTGTGCGCCTAGCGGGATCAACAATGCCATTCGGGAGTTGATGAGTGATCTGAAAGAATGGCAATCCGGTGCAATGGATGTTTATGTCATTCCACAAGGCACTGTTGCTGCGCCTGGCATCCAACTGTACGGTGATCTTGATACTGGTCTGTATGGTTTTGCTGCTAATCAGTTGGGTGTTGCTGTAGGTGGTGCGTCCGCTGGTTATTTCTCGTCAGATGGTTGGGTTGGTAATGTTGTTGCGACAACGGTAGACCTAACGAATATCGAAGTAACCAATATCAAAGCGAAGGATGGCACTGCTGCTATCACGATTGCTGATTCGACTGGTATTGTTAGCGTGTCGACCGTTCTTGATTTGACTACGATTGAAGTAACCAACATCAAGGCTAAAGATGGTACTGCATCAGCATCTATCGCTGACTCGACTGGTGCAATAACTGTTACCAAAGACCTTACGGCAAACGGAGTAACGCTTGGCAAGGGTCTTGGATCTGTCCTGACGAATACCGCTCTAGGTAGAAGCGCCCTCGCTGCTAACACGGTCGGTGATCTGAATACAGCAGTCGGCAATCTCAGCTTGACTAGCAACACTGGTGGAACTGGGAATACTGCTGTAGGCCATGTAGCAATGACTAGTCACCAAGGCGGTTCGTTGAACACCGCTGTAGGTGCTGGCTCACTGACTGCAAACCTGAATGGCAACAACAATACTGCAATTGGTCAGAGTGCGCTTGGAACGGCTACAGGCAGCAACAATACGGCTGTTGGTAGTGCTGCCGGTTCGTTAATTACAAACGGCAACAAGAACACGATTATCGGCAATTACGACGGTAATCAAGGCGGTCTGGATATCCGTACCGCAAGTAACTACATCGTTCTTTCTGACGGTGATGGCAACCCGCGTGCTTATTGGAACGGTGCTAACGCTACGTTTGGCGGTTCACTGACTGCAACCACTATCACCGGCACTCAGGTAAACAGCGACAACCTACGTCTTGATGGCAACACATTGTCATCTACAGATACAAACGGAAACATTGTTGTTACACCCAACGGTACTGGTATTACCACGTTCAGCAATTATCTAAAAACCGGAAATCTTGAGGTTGGTCAGGTTGCACTAGGTACAAACCTAATTAAAGCCACAAATACAAACGGTGGCATTTATTTGCAAACAAATGGAACTGGACTGATCTTTGCAGACGCTGAAAGCATTATTGCTGGCAATGCAAGTGCCACAACTAAGATCACGACTAACGGTGCTAGTGATCTTGTCCTCGATACGAATGATGGTTCTAACTCCGGCAGTATTACGATTGAAGACGGTGTTAACGGCAACATCATCATTGCGCCCAACGGCACTGGTCAGGTGCAGATTACTAACGCTGCATTGGATCTGACCACCATCGAAGTAACCAACATAAAGGCAAAGGACGGTACTGCGTCTATCACCCTTGCTGACTCTACTGGAAATGTAACGGTTTCCCCTGCGTTTGCTGTAAATGGCAACACTACCCTTGGCGATGCCTCTACCGACACTGTGACGGTGAACGGGTATATGGGGATTGGGGGTGCTGGTAGTGCCGCTGCCGCAATACGTATTGATAGCAATGCTTTGAGTGGCACAAGCCAAGACAGTATTTTGGCTTATCACACAGGTACAAGTGGTGCAACGGCAAATATACGAGGTGTTGTAACATCAGTTAACACTGCCGTAGCGGCTTATACGGTTACAAATGTGGCTGGTTTCTGGGCTGCTAATGCTGGTAAAGGCTCTGGCTCCACCATCACCAACCAGCACGGCCTCTACATCGCCGACCAAACCCAAGGCACAAACAACTACGGCATCACCAGCCTTGTCTCCAGCGGCACGAACAAGTGGAACATCTACGCCAGCGGGACAGCGGCGAACTACTTTGCTGGGAATGTTGGGATTGGGAATAGCAATCCGACAGCTAGGCTTGAGGTCGTCACCTCGTCTGGGACGGCCACAGCAAAAATTTGGAGCGCAACCAACACTACTCCTATTGCTGATCTGGAATTGCAGCGTGGAACAAACGCCACTTGGGGCGCGGATGTTTATGGCGATTACAGGATTCGCAATGACGCTGGGGTGTTGCTTTTCCAATATGGCGAGAGTTCGACAACCACCGAACGCATGCGTATCGACTCCTCCGGCAACCTCGGCTTAGGGGTGACGCCGAGTGCTTGGAATAGTAATTCAAAGGCTATTGAAATAGGTGAGGCAACAGCGATTGAAGATTTTGCTGTTGGCGGTGCAAACCCATCAATTATTTTTAATAACGCTTACAGAAACACATCGAATGCTTTTATATACAAAGTGAGCGATGAAGCGTCTTATTACGGTCAATATCAGGGCGCTCATTCTTGGTACACCGCCCCATCCGGCACAGCAGGCAACGCTATCACCTTCACCGAGCGTGCCAACATCGGCACCTCCGAGATGGTGGTGAACGACCCCGGCAATGACTACGACTTCCGCGTCGAGTCTGATACCAACACTCATGCGTTGTTTGTGGAAGGCTCCTCCGGCAACGTGGGTATTGGGACGAATTCGCCTACTTCGACGTTTTCAAGAGTGTTACAGATTGACGGCGCAACAACCGCTGGATTAAGAGTAACTAGCACAACTTATACGTCTGGTTATGACTTCCTTATTGGGTCAAATGGTGAGGGGTATGTTTTTAATAGAAACAACGCTGAAATTCGCTTTGGCACAAACAACACCGAACGCGCCCGGATAACGTCGGGTGGGAATTTTCAAACATCGTCTGGTGGCAGCGTCCAAGTAGGCGGCACTGCTGCTCGCGCAACAACCGCTGGCACAAATCGCCTAGACATTTTTGATGGCACTGCTCCCGTAGGCACTCTTGCAAACGGGGTGTCGTTCTATTCAACAGCAGGCGAAGCGCGGGTAATGGACGCAGCAGGAAACGCCACGTTGCTCTCCCCACACGATACAGATACCAATGAATGGATCTTCCATTCCAAGCACACACCAACCGGCAAAGTGCTGAAGATAGATGTTGAGCGTCTGCTAAAGTTTGTCAACGACCATTTCGGTCTTGACGCTGTTCATGAATTCATCGAGGAATAAACCATGATTACTTGGACGATTCAAAACATGACCCGCGATCTTTCCAACGGGTTTGTCATTAACGTAGCCTGGGCTTGTACTGCTCAGCAAGACTCAGCCTCTGCTTTCTACGGTGGCACGACAACGTATGTCAGCAACCCGGACGAACCCGGTTTCATTCCTTACGACAACCTGACAGAAGAGATCGTTTTGGGTTGGGTGTATGACGCGCTAGGCGACCAGAAAGCCGAGATTGAAGCCAATCTAACGGCTAAGGTTGAGAAGCAACTGAATCCTGTAACCGCTAATGGATTGCCCTGGAGTGCATGATGGAACTCGAAGCCCGTTTTTCTGCTCACGAAGAAGTTTGCGCTGTTCGATATGAAGGGATCAACGCACGACTGAAACGGTTAGAGACTATTCTGCTAGGGTCTGCTGGCGCTATCATCCTGCTGTTGCTGGGGCTTGTTCTAAAGGTGTGAAATGATTGAAGTCGCTGTCGCATTGGCCACTGCTCAGGCGGCAGTCGAGGGCATTAAAAAGGCCATATCAATTGGCAAAGAGGCGCATGAATGTCTGGGCGAGTTCATGCAGCTCTTTGACACGCAGGAACAACTCAACCGCGCATCTAACGAAGAACGCAAGGCTAAGTCAGACAAGCCTCAACAGTCTGTAATGTCAGAGGCTCTCGAAACGGTTATCGCTGCTCGCAAAGTCCAGCAGATGACGAATGAGCTTCGAGAGTTTCTAATCTGGTCTGGTCAGGGTGATGTATGGGATCAGATCCAGTCTGAACACAACGCTATCGTCCAGCGTAGACGCGCAGCAGAGTTGGCTGCTCAACGCGAGGCTGAAAGGCGAGAGAAGCAAAAGCGCGAACGTGCATTGATTGCGATGGTCATAGGTACTGGCGGCATCATTCTTTACCATCTGGTCAACTACATCATCGAGGCATGGCCGAATGGAAAGTAAACCAGAAAATGATGAAGATGAAAGCGTGCAGGATGCTGGAGCATTAGCAGTCATCCTTGCAATCTGTATGGCTGTCATTGTGTGGATGCTGTATCTCCTGGGGCAATAACATGAAAGACTTAACCGCAGAACAAATAGAAGTCAGGGTATGGGCGATCATTGCTCTATCGCTCACGTTTATTCTTGTTGTTTCTGTCGTGTCGATCATCCTCGGTGTGCTATTTGTAGAGCACGACATGGAGAACATCAGCCCTATCGATGAGAAATTTCTATCGATTTTGAAAGATGTCATGATGTTGTCTATTGGTGCCGTCGGTGGTATTGCTGGTCGCCAGGGTGCTAAAGCTGCGGCAACATTTCTAAGGAACATTTCTAAGGAGTAAGGACGATGATTCCACTCGGGCCTCTGCTTGAAGTTGGTAGCAAGATCCTTGACCGTGTGTTGCCTGACCAAGCAGCAGCAGACAAGGCTAAGGCTGAGCTTGCAAAACTCCATCAGGACGGTGAGTTAGCCAAGATTGCGCAGCAGACCAAACTGTTTGAACTCAACGTCGAGAACACAAAGTCTGCTAGAGAGATGCAGGTTGCAACCAGAAGCAAGATCCCCGCACTGCTTTCAATCGTGACTGTCGCCGGGTTCTTTGGCCTGCTGGTTGGGTCTGCGCTTGGGTATATGCAACTAACTGGCAGTGACGTAATGATGCTCCTGCTTGGCGTACTAGCGCGAGAAACAGCCAGTGTCTACAACTTTTGGTTGGGCTCATCAAACAGCAGCCAGCAAAAGGATCTAATAAAAAAGTGAAGGTCTGCACTGTTTGCAAGATTGCGAAACCGCTGTCTTTATTTAGCCCGGATCAGCGACGGTTTTCTGGCGTTCAAAGTAGATGCAAGTCTTGCTACGCAATTATCATGCGAAACAGACGCGCAGCAGATCCTATGCAGCATCGTGAAACAGTAAAGCGCAGCACGCTCAAGCACTATCAGGCAAAATTAGCTCGAAATCAGGAATATCGGAAAAACAATCCTGATAAGGTGTCTATTTGGAAGAAAACAGATAGGGCTAGAAACAAAGCAAGAGTGTTGGCAGATAACGCGAACCGACGATCATTAATCCGAGGCAAGATTTCTGCAGATGTTGTGGCTGTGTATTGCTTGCGTGACTTCTACCGCAGCATGTCTCTTGGAGAAGAGTTTCACGTTGATCATATTATCCCTCTTAGCCGAGGTGGTGAGCACCGTGCTGACAATCTTCAAGTGATTCCAGCAATTGACAATTTACGCAAAGGTAACAAATGAACAAGAACTGGGACTTTGCTTTCAAGAAGATGATCGCTCACGAAGGCGGTTTCACTGATGACGAGCGTGATCCTGGCAATCAACTACCAGACGGTCGTAAGGGCTGTACCAACCTGGGAGTCACGCAAAAGTCGTGGGAGGGTCATTTAGGTCGGCAGGTCACGCACGACGAAATGAAAGCTCTCACTCCAGAACTTGTAAACGGTTTTTATAAGCATAGATACTGGGATGCTGTTAAGGCTGACGATCTGCCTGCTGGTGTCGACTATGTAGTGTTTGATACATGCGTTAACAGTGGGCCTGGGAGGGCCGCAAAGCTCCTACAAGAGGCTGTCGGTGCTAATCCTGATGGGGCTATAGGTCGGATGACATTGCAGGCTGTAGCGGCTCAACCTGTAGACCAGTTGATAAAAGACTTGTGTGCGCGTCGTTTAGCTTATATGAAGTCCCTCCCGGCCTGGGCAACGTATGGCCGTGGCTGGGAGAGACGGGTTGTCGAAACAGAGCAAGCTGCTCTATCGCTCGTTTAATCGGTCTGCAACAAGTTGAGCATACCCTGCAATATCGAGCCATGAATCCGCGTAGTTCGGATCACCATTGACGATTCTTGCAATCTTGTGGGCAATCATCTCAAGTGCTTCACGTTGATCCGGCATCAACTCCATGTCTGATCTGCTCTTAAATATGATGTGCTTTAACGCTTGAGATATTGCTGCATGACCGATGAGCGAGCCGTATCGCTTGCCCCGCTCGTCTAGGATGGCGGATACATCAGAAGGGGATGTCATTCTTATCATCCCTTGGCCTCGGTTCCATCAAACTAGCCCATCCATCCCAATTGACCGGGATCGTGTCGATCTTTAGGGCCAGCTTTCCACTCTTGGTTTCCATTACCGTACCGATCTTTGCCCACCGGGTCTTTTCCTGACCGTCTTTCTGGTACGTGCCGATTGCTGCTGAGAGTTCATACTTAACCATCACTGCTCCAGTTTGTTGATTGCTGTTTGTACGTCTACTAAGAATGCTTTGATTTTTGTTTCGAGTGCGTCTATCTCCTTCTGATCTGGTTCAAATCTAACCACAAACAACTGTAGCTTTTCTGGCAGGCGTGGGTCGAACGACACAAAGTCAACCCATTTCCGTCCTGTGCAGGCAAGCTGCGCCAACATCTGCGGCTTGTGTTTTGTCGGGACTACACCTTCTAGCCTCCAATCAAGATGTGTCGAAGTGTTGGGGCACTTGATCTCGATGAGGCCATCTTTCACAAACCCATCGGGTGAAGCTCCGAACCACTCGATTGACGGGTGCTTGATAAACCCGACTTCCTCCACCCAGTCATGTGTTGTTTGATACGCCACACGAGCGAGCGGTTCAGTCTCCGTACCCCACTGCATAGCAGCATTGGTGAACGACTCTTGTTGTTGCCCGGTAAGTCTTTCAGCTACCAGTTGAACCAGATAGTTGCGCCTGGTGGCTGTATCTTTCCCGGCGATAGCGTCACTTACCCTGCTTGCTGTTACGTGGCCTAGACGCTGCTGGAACCATTGGCTTGTACGCTGAGACGAATCCAGCGTAGGGGACTGGATGAGCTGGTTGGTTGTAGAAGCGACGTTTGTGAAGTT